CAAGAATCATGGTTGAATCTACATAAATCATGAATGGTTCAATTCCTTTAATATCAGAATCCCACTTAACCGATTCTTTGAACTTACCGGCAAAACACTGTGAAGAAATAAAAATCTTTTCTTCATTCACATTGATTTTAACCACATCATATTCCTGCTCTTTTCCTGCAAATGATGAAGCACGGTCAATAACTTCTTTGATTTTCTTTGGGAACTGAAATTCTGTTTTTTTAGCTTTGTCTTCAGAATCATTTAATACTTTTTCTACAGTCGCAACCGGGTACTGTGAAATATCAAGAACCTTTACAGAAAAATAAATATTTCCTGTCTTAAAATGCAACCAATTTCCTGTCTGCTGAACTTTATCCAATTTGTTCAGTTTCAACAATTCTTTTACCGTTGAATCAGAAATCCAAAAACTTGGCATTTCTGATTTCATGGTTGCTTTATTCATCTGCACACCATCGGTTGAGTATGCACAATTTCCATTTACAACAATTCCCGAGTATTTTGTCTTATTTGAATTGATTGAGCAAATCTTCAATGCAGAAAGAAAATCTTCAGCTACATTCTGCCATTTTCCACTTCTGTCCAAATTCTTTTCAAGTTTGGAATAGTCGCAGTCAATCAAATTAACTTCAATTTTACTTCTGCCACTCTTCAGATGCCAACTCTTTTCTGAAGATTCAATTTCAATTTCATCCTTCGGCATCTTCTGAATAATTTTATAGAACTCATTTGCAGAAACCGCTCCTTCAAGTTCGTCCATGAGTCCCGACAATTTCAATGGGACTGTTACTGAAATTGAATCATTGAAAGTGAAAACATTTCCTTTTGTAAAAATAAATGTGTTAGCACCTTCAATAGAATTCTTTCCCGTTTCAACTCCCGGCATACATTTTGAAAGAATGTCCAATAATTCTTTTTTCTGAATTTTCATTTTCATTCTCCTATCAATTTATAAAATTCATTTCTCAAAGAAGAATCTTCCTTGAATTTTCCCAATAAGGTTGCGGTTTTTGTTTTTGCACCTCTTGCCTTAATTCCTCTTGCAGTCATACATGAATGCTCTCCCGTAATAACGACCGCAACATCATCCGCACCGGTTGCCGTTTGGATACATTCTGCAATATCAGAACCAATCCGTTCCTGTAACTGCAAACGTTTAGCACACAAATCAGCAATTCTTGCCATTTTAGAAAGACCAATTACTTTTCCCTTTGGTATATAACCAATTGAAACTTCCATATTGTACATCAATGCTAAATGATGTTCACAATAACTAAAAATAGGAATATGAAGTTCTGTAACCAAACCATCTCCCTTATAATCAAAACAAGTTGAAAATGATTCAGCAATTTGTTTATTTGTATAGAGTTCACCTTCAAGAACTTCCTCAACCATTCTTGCAACTCTGTCCGGTGTTCCTACCAAACCCGGTTCATCCAAATTTCTACCAATTGCAGAAAGAAACATTTTGACCGATTCCATAATTTTTTCCCGGTCAAATTGTGGATTACAAATATTATTTGTTTTGGTTTCTGAATAATTCATTTTTATACTCCTCTTTTATCAGGTTCCCAAAATATTTTGTGAAGTTGTATTTGACAAGTCAAATTTGTACATTCTTTATGTTTCAAAACAAACTCAGGAATTTTACTCATTGTCACCTGACCAAAAACAGGTGAAATATAAATCTGTGCTTTGGTATCAGAATTAATAATTTTTTCTACTTCATCAAAGTCATCATCAGTAACAACAATTTTAACTATATCTTGAAAATCAAGAATAGAAAGATTTGATTCAAGCATAAATTTATTCATTCCCGAACTTGGTGCTTTCCAGTCTGTAATTAAAACAAAAAATGGATTTTCAAATTTATTTTTCCAATATGAATAGTCGATTGCTCCGTTTGTTTCAACATCTACAATATATGCAGAATCCAAAAGTCTTTGTATAAATTTTGTCATCCATTCTTTGTTTTCTTCAAGTAATGGTTCACCACCAGTGATTGTAACATGATAAATACCAAACTTATTTACTTCATCAAATGCTTCATCTACAGTTAACCATTTACTTGTTTCTTCTGCATGGAAAGTATATTTTGAATCACACCATGAGCAACGCAAATTACAACCAACAGTTCGAAAAAACACGGTTGCTTTTCCTGCATGGTATCCTTCACCATCAATACTTTCAAATATTTCAGAAACACATAACTTATTATTTTTAACCATTTTATGCCTCTACGAATGAAGTCGGAGTTTCCCAAAGTTTTACTTTCACACTAAAACCCATACAACCTAAAGTTCTATAAAGAATATCCTTTATTTCAGGCGCCATGAATTCACAAGTGGTTTTACCATGGGACATAATATAATATTTTTTATTATATTTTTTTGCCCATTCATACAATGCTTCCTCTGCTTCTTCACGGCATTCAGGTGCAGAAAAAATAAGGGCATGGTCAAACATCCGCATAATATCACCATTAATGATTTCTTTTAATTCATTAAAATCAATCAACATACAAGTTTTGGTGTTTACATCACCTTTAACTTCAATTTGCAATTTATAGGTATGACCGTGTAAATTGTTACATTTCCCATTATAATTTGACAACATATGGGCAGAATCAAAAGTTATTTCTTTTGTAATTTTCATCTTATTTCACCTCGTACTTTTTATTATAGATTTATCCCATGTATTTTATTTATACATGGGATAAAATCATTTACAGAGAAACACAATGGTTGTTACCACTCTTTGTAAAATAAACATAATATTTACCATCTCGTCTCATAATTTTTGTTATATGACGAACTTTAAGTGATTTATAACCATTTCTTTTATTCAAAATTGAAACAGCAATTTTATAACCATTTTTATTAACTTCAATTCCTTCATTTCTTTTATTTCTCATTTCCCAGCGAAGGTCACGTCTCACATCACTAATTTTTTCAATTTCTTTGAAATCTTCAACTGTTTCAACATAAACATCTTTTCTTTCATCAATGCAGAACCATTTTACTTCATAGAACTTTTCACCTTTTCCCAACCACAATGTGTCATCAGGATATTTCTTTATAAACTTTTCAGCTGTAATTAAAATAGTTCTAGTTCTATCCCATCCTCTTTCTGTCACACTTTCAAATTCTTTATGAACATAAAAAACATAAACTGTCTTTCCGCCATCGTTTGTCAAACAAACCTTTCCTTCCTCTCCCTGTGTTCCACTTTCAAAACAGAACACAAAACCCTGTCCAAGCATTTCATTTACTTTCTGAGTAAAAACAATAGAAATATCATTTCTACCAAAAACCTTGATTTCTTTTCCGTTTACTGTTGTATTCATAATTTACTCCTTGCAAGAACTTCTATTTCGTTCCTACATTTATAAGATATCATTGATTTTATTTTTTGTCAATCTTATTTTAGTTATTTTACTTAAAAAGTTACTTTTTTATTTTCTGCATGATTTTAATGATTTTCTGATTCAATTGAGTAATTTGTCATTTACTTAAAATAACGCTCTCCTAACGGCAGGAGGAGTAAATTAAACATTATTTTATCTTCTTTCTTTGTTTATACATTTTTAATATGCTTTCTGACATATCAGAACTACCAAACAAAATTTCTTTTTTTCCGTCCATTACTTCTGAAATATCAGAATTATGGGAATTCAAAACTTCCATGGCATCGGTATCAACAGAATCAGGAAGAGCCAAATAATAAGCTTGAATATTATCCGCCTCCTGACCAATTCTGTCAACTCTGTCTTCAGCTTGTAAATGTTGAGCAGGTGTTTTACCAAATTCAATAAAACAAGTTGCATGAGATTTGGTCAATGTCAAACCTACACCCGCCGCTTCAATTTGACCCACAAATAATTTTATTTTTTCATCATTCTGAAATTTATCCACCATTAATTGCCTTTGTTTATTCGGAGTTTTTCCTGTTACTCCAACCGCAATCTTACCAAACTTATTCATTAAATCATCATAAGTTTTATGATGATAAATAAACACCACAAGTTTTCCTTCATACTCGATAAATTCTTTAATCCAAGTTAAACAAGCATTTTCTTTTGCTTCAAATGCTTTTTTCTTCATTGTCGCAATATGACCAATCTGCTCTGATTTTTTCTTTTTTCCTTGCAGAATTGCTAACTCAAATTCTCTGTCTTCTTCATCATAAATTTTTCTTTCTGACTTGGTAACAGAAAGATAAATTATGATTCTTTGTTTAGGTGGAAGTTGTGGTAATACATCTCTTTTATTTCGTCTTATCATGTATTTTGAAATTAACTGTCTTAACTCTTCTGCATTACTCAAACCTTTGAATTGCCAACCATATCGTGTTTTTACTGGGTCACAATATCGCATTAAAAAATTATAACGGCTACCAAATACTTTTGAATCAATGATATGAAGAGCATTATAAAATTGAGCGGTTCGTGTTTCATATGGAGTTCCTGAGACAAGAATTTTTGTGGTATGTTTTTTATTTTTGCATAACTGCATAAATGCTCTTGCTCGGATTGTTTCTTCACCACTTATATATTGAACTTCATCTCCCACTATTGTGTTTAGTTCCATTTCTTCAAAAACTTTACACCAACCATAAGTCGGTATAAAAGCTTTTCTGAACATTTCACCGTTTTCCTTTGCTCGTTTTCTTCTTTCAAGTTCTTTTTCTTTTTCTTTTTTGTTTTCCGTTCCCAAAATATCGTAATTAATTATATAAACTTTTGCTTCTTCTAATTTTTCAACTTTTGTTCCCGACACTACAACAGAATCAACACCACACCATTTTTTAATTTCCCTTCGCCAATTTTCTTTCAATGAAGCAGGACAAACAACCAAAGCGGGATAAGCATTTTTTTTCATTCTCAAATAAACCGCAACTTGAACCGTTTTACCAAGTCCCATGGGGTCTGCAAGGAGTGTATTAAAATCACGTCTCAACATTTCAAGAACTCCCTCTTTTTGAAACGGCATTAAACCGTCCGGGAGTTCTTTTTTCTTTTCTCTTAAAAATGGAAGTGCGGTTGAATCAAATGGATAACCGAGTTCTTTTAATAGCTTTGCATTGTTTTTGGTAGGTAATAAACAGAGTACATTTACCGAAGGAAT